GTCATGACCGCCGACGGCACGGATGCCGATGGTGCGGCCGCGTCGATCACGTTCGAGCCGGGCCTCGCGGTGGCGACGGCAGGTGCCGAAGTCATCACGATCACGTTGCAGGGCGCCGCGAAGGCGAACTGCCTCGCGTGGCACACCAACGCGTTCTGCCTCGCCTCGGCTCCGCTGTCGGAGCTGGGCAATCAGCTCGGCGCGAAGATCGCCACGGTGACGGACCCGATCACGGGCCTGTCGCTCCGGTCGCGCATGTACTACGTCGGTGGCTCCTCGCAGGTTGAGGTGGCGCTCGACGTCCTGTTCGGCGTGAAGACGCTGAACCGCAACATGGCCGTGCGTCACTACGACGCCTAACCTCTGACGTGAGAGGCGGGAGCACTCCGGCTCCCGCCTCCGCTCAGTCTTTCAGAGGAACCGACCATGACGACCCTCGCTGACAACAAGATGGTGCCCTCGGGCGACCACTTCTGCATCCACATGGAAATGTCGAGCGGCCTGTCCGTTCGCATCCGTGGTGGCATGATCCTCACGGCGCAAGGTCCGAAGGCCGTGAACAACAACACCCTCACCCTCACGCCCAGCGTCGACAACTTCGTCGAGATCGATGACAACGGCGTCATCAGCGCGCGCGTGACGAACTTCACCACGTCGTACACGCCGCTCTACATCATCACCACGAATGCCGACTACATGATCGGCATCGAGGACTGGCGTGGTGCGCCGCGCATCCCCGACCTGATTCAGGGTCAGCAGGACGGCATGTGTGCCATCGGCACGATCACCGTGTCGGGTGGCGACGCCACGAAGTTCAAGACGACCACGACCGCGGTGTTCCAGATCGCGGGCGTCTACTACACGAAGGCGGCGACCGATGCCCTCGTGTTCTCGACCGCTGGCACCATCAACGTCGCCGGCGCGGCCGGAACGGCGCACTGGGGCGCGTGGGTGGTGCAGATCGATTCCGCTGGCGCTGTCACGACCCGTGCGGTCGGCGGCGGCACGACGGATCAGGACTACGCGACGGAAGCGCTGGCGAAGGCCGCCGCGGTCGCGCTCGGCCCCGCCTCGGCGAAGGCCCAGCTCGGCGTCATCACGGTGCAGGGGCTTGCCTCGACGTCGTGGGTCGCGATCACGTCCAACCTCACGGTCGGTGGCGGCGCAGGCAACTGCACGGCCCGGTCGTTCTACGACATCCCGCAGGCGCGGTCGCTTCAGGCCGTGGTGATCGGTACGTAATGCCAGTCCTCAAGATGTTCATCGACAAGTTTCACGGCGTGGTGATGATCGATTCCGATCATCCCCTCGCCGTGGCACAGCGCGCGCGAAACGCGGCGGCTCAAGCGGACACACAATCGGCCTCAGCGCCAGCCGCTCAGGAAGCCCCCGCGCCAGCGCGCGTCACGCCCGTCATGAATCGCTCGCGTAAGCGGTCGGCCTCATGACGATCACCCTCGTCGAAACCGTCGGCTCTGCTTCGGCCAACTCGTTTGTGAGTGTGGCCGAGGCGGACGCCTACCTCGAAGCGCGCCTCAACTCGAGCGCGTGGACGGGTGCCGAACCGAAGAAGCAGGCGCTCATCGAAGCGACGCGCGACCTGTGCAACGAGACGTATCAGGGCTATCGGGCCAGCGCCACGCAGGCCCTTGCATGGCCCCGTTCCGACGCGCCGAACCCCGATGGGGAAACCGACAGCGTGTATTTCGAGACGACCGTCATTCCCCAGCGCGTCAAGGACGCGACCTGTGAGCTGGCGCTCGAGTTCCTCCGTGCCGGCACGACCGACGTTGCCTCCCTGTCGAGCACCGCCGGCATGATCGAGAAGACCACAGGGCCGCTGACGACGAAGTGGGCCGATCCCTCCGCGATTGCGGCGGGCCTCAGTCGCTATCCGCGCGTCGCCGCCCTCATCCAGCCGTTGTTCGGCATCGGCTCCGGCCAAGTCCGGCTGACTCGATGACGTCCTACGCCACCGACCATGCGGGGGCGCTCGCCGACCTCATGGCGGCGGGGGCGGCCGTGACGTTTTCCGAGACGGTTCCCGGCGCCAAAGACGCCGCGACCGAAACCTACGCCCCCACGACGACCTCCACCGTGGCCGGATACGCCATGCAGGTCGCAGGCGACCCTAAGCGCTACGCCGACCTCCGGCTGATCCAGAGTGAGGCCCCGTCCCTGTTCTTCGTTCCTACGACGTTTGGGGCGCTTCCTGCCCTATTGGCGAAGGTCACGTGGAACGGCATCGACTACGTGGTGCGCGACGTGGCCCCGTTCGGCCCCAACGGACCCGCGATCTACGCCACCGTCATCGTGAGCCGCTGATGACCGACAACTTCGAGGCCGCCATCAACGGATTCGTCCGCAAGACGGAGCAGGTCACCGACCGCGTACTCCTCGACGCGGCGATGACGGTGCATCGCTCGATCACTGTGGGCGATCCCCTCACGGGCGCGCCCGGTCAGCCGGTCGACACGAGCAACCTGAAGGACTCGTGGGGGCCAGTGCCGGTCAAGTCGGCGCCCGGCGTCTACGACATTCTCTCCGACGTCATCTACGCCCCCGTCATCGAATACAACATCCGCGGCGCGACCCTGCGCTCGGCGGTTGGTGGCTTCCATTCCCGCGCCCTGACGATTGCCGCATGGCAGAACATCGTCGACGACGCCGTACGCAAGGCCAGCGCATGATTGACCTCCTCGCCGTCCAAGTCGCCCTCCGCGGTCGCGTCCTCGGGCTGTCCGTCTGCACGACGGGGAGCATCACGATGGCCGCGACCACCACGGGCTACACCCGAGCGACTGGCTCGTTCGTCACCGACGGGTTCAAGGTCGGGATGGAAGTCACGCCGGCGGGCTTCACGTCGAATCCGATCGACGTCATCACGTCCGTGGCCGCCCTCGAGATCGTCACCGCAACGCCTCGCGCCGCCCAGACGGCCGCTACGGGCAAGACGCTGACGGTCGGACTGCCGGCGATGCGCGCATGGGAGAACGACAAGCTCACCCCCGTCCCCGGTCGGCCGTACCTCGAGGAGGATTTCGTCCCCGGCACGCACCGCCTCATCACGTCCCCCGCCTCGCAGGCACACGCCGAGGAAACGGGCCTCTACATCCTGAAGTGGTACGGGCTGGCCGATCGCGGCACCGCGGCGCTCCTCAAGCAAGCCGACGCGATTCGTGCGTTGTTCACGCCCGGTGTTACATTGACCGCAGGGAGCAACACCCTCCGCATGCAACCGAACACCGCAGTCTCCGTCGGACAGATTCTCCCCGTGACGGGCGGGTGGGCTGTCATCGTCATCACAATCCCGTGGCTCGCTCGCTCACGCAACGTCGTCGTCTAGTCCTTCACTCTCCGCGAGGAAATCACCATGTCCGACATCCAAGACCTCTCCACCATCGTCGTCGCCTACAAGGCGCAGAGCGGCCTCGGTGTCCCCGCCTCGGGCGCTTCGGGCAAGGGACTCGAGGTGACCCCCTCGACGGGCATGGCCGTCAGCATCGCCGCGATCGAGTCGGCCATGCTCGCGCGCACGCGCATGAAGCGCAAGCCCCGTCACGGCATGAAGACCGTCACCGCCTCCTACGAGACGGAGCTGTCCGCCGGCCCGCTCGATCCGATCTTCGAGGCCGTGCTGGGCGGCACGTACGTCGCCGCGCAGAACTTCAGCAACGCCGATTGGGGCGACTGCACGATCAGCGGCACGGGCACGATCGCCACGTTCGCGTCGGGCACGCTCCTGACCGACGGCATCGTCGCCGGCATGGTCATCACGTTCACGAACCTGAGCGTGTCGGGCAACAACGCCGTCGCCGTGCCGATCCTCAGCGTGACGTCGGAAGGCGTCATGAACTTCCCGTCGGGCTACATCGCCGACAATACGGCCGACGTCGCGTGGACGGCCGTGATCTCGAAGTACCTCAAGACGACGAAGCCGTACCTCGACCGCTATTTCTCGTTCGAGGAGAACATGCCGGACACGGCCGTCGACATGTCCAAGTACGCCACCGACGCGCGCTTCAACTCGCTGAACGTCACCGTGGCGCCGACCGAGTACGTCAAGGTCGGGTTCGGCCTCGGCGCTCGCGACATGGACATCAAGACGGGCCTCGACGCGCCGGTGTTCACGTCCCCGACGTACGTCACCGCCGAGTCGCTGATCCTGCTCGACGGCGGCATCTACGTCAACGGCGTGAAGCGCCTCGACATGACGGGCTTCAAGTTCGGACTGGCGGCGCCGACGTCCTCGATCGCCGTCATCGGCACGAACACGTCGCCCGACATCTTCCTCGGGCAGTTCTCGTTCTCGGGCGACTTCACGGGTGTCGTCGCGGATTCGACGGACTTCACGGCGTTCGACGCCGAGACGGCGATCAGCGTCCTACTCCACTGCAAGGAGCAGAGTTCGCAGAAGTTCGTCAGCTTCTACCTCGGCAACCTGACGTTCGCCGGCTACTCGACGCCCGCGGGCGGTGAGGGTGCGCTCATCCAGAGCATCCCGCTGTTCGGTGGCGCCGATCTCCGTGGGTCGGGCTACGCCGAGACGACCGTCCTGATCTCGACCAGCGCCGCGTAGTCCGCACGACCAGCGACCGCACGCGTCGCTGGGCTGACCGCTGTTGATTGGTTCGCTGTCCTGTCGTGCCGATGATGCTTGTCGGGCGTGCCACGGCAGGGCGGCGAACCTTCCTCACATGGAGCACGCCATGACCGACACGCCCACGATTCCCCTGCCCGCCAAGCGCCCCGGCTTCGACATCACTTCGCGCTACATGCGCGAGCATGTCGACGTCGCCATCATGGACACGCTCGTCGACAAGACCGTCGACACGGGCATGTCCATTCACCTGAAGTCGTCCCAGTCGGCCGAGGTGTTCGCCGCCACCGTCACGTGGCGCACCACCAACGAGCCGAAGGACGAGGACGGCACCCTGACGTCCGAGCAGGTGGTCAACCTCTGGCTCGAGCAGTGCATCGCCGCCACGTCCGCGTGGGACGGCATCAACGACGGCGAGACGCCGATCGAATGCACGCCGGAGAACGTGCGCGCGCTCTACACGAATCCGCAGGCGCAGTGGATTTACCAGCAGGTGCTCGCGGTGTTGCTGGATGACTCGCGTTTTTTCGTCAAGCCGAGGAGCAACTAGTTGCGTACGCGCGGCGGCGGCTCCAACCTCCGGCCAAGCAACCCGACGGGTCGCTTGATCGGGCACATCTCCTCGCCGCCGCGCACAAGCGCAATCCCAACCCCGCCGCCGTCGCGGCCCTCGCCAAGCTCAACCGATACGCCTCGGCGGGGCCGCTTGGTTACATTTGGCAGTGGTTCCTTGAGTTGCACACCCGGCGCGGCACCGGAAGCACCGGGGTGCGCAACCTCACGTGGCAAGACTTCCACGCATGGAAAGACTGCACGGGGCGACATCCGGTGCCGTGGGAATACGATTTACTTTCGCGCCTAGACTTCGAGTTCTTCGAGGTGAACGCGCCGAAGAAGGAGAAGTGATATGGCAGGCATTGATGTCGCAACCCTCGGGATCAAAGTAGACGCCAACGGCGCCATCGCCACAACGAAGCAGTTGGGGGATACGCTCGGCACGACGACGGAACAGGCCAAGCGCCTGACCGACTCAACGCGCGCCATGACGTTGAAGCAGATGGAGGCGATCAAAGCCGACCAACAGCGCACCGCGGCCCTGAAACAGCAGGCCGTGGTCACGCAGGAAGCGGCGCACCAGACCGACAAGCTCCGCGAGACGATCGAAGTCCTCATGGCGGCGTTCGCCCTCGAGAAGGTGTGGGAGTTCAACAAGGAAATCCTCCTGATCGGCGCACGATACGAAACCCTCGGCGTCGTCATCGACGTCGTGGGACGCAACGCCGGCAAGACCGCCGCCGAGATGATCGAGTACCAGCATGCCCTTGAGAAGACGGGCATCAGCGCGACGGGCGCCCGTGAATCCCTCGCGCGCATGGCAGGCGCCCAGCTCGACATGGGCAAGGCGTCCGACCTCGCCCGCGTCGCCCAGAATGCGGCCGTCATCGCGAACACGAACTCGACGGAGGCGTTCGAGCGCCTCATCGCCGGCATCACGATGGGTCAGTCGCGGGTGCTCCGCACCCTCGGCATCTATGTCCAGTTCGACGAGGCCCAGCAGAAGTTCGCGAAGTCGATCGGCAAGACATACGAAGGGCTGACGCGCCTCGAGCGCATCCAAGCCAACTTCAACGGCGTGCTCGAGTCCGGTGTGGCAATCTCCGGCACCTACGAAGCGGCCATGAAGACGGCGGGCAAGCAGATTCAATCGACCGTCCGCTACATGGAGAACGCAAAGGAGAAGGCATCGCTCGCCTTCCAGCCCGCGTTCACCACGGCCGTGTTCGCCTACGCGAATGCCCTCAAGTGGGCGGGCGAGCATGCCAATATCGTTGCCGGCGGCATCGCCGCCATCACGACGGCCGTCGGCGGCCTCACCTTCGCCCTCGTCGGACTGAAAGCCGCCTCCCTCGGCGTCACCGCGACGCCCCTCGGCATCGCCATCGCCGGCGCGATCACCGTCGCCGCCGAAGGCGCGTACTTCCTCACGAAGCACATGGCGACGGCGGCCGAGCATGCGCAGGATTTCGATCGGGCGATCCGGTCGGCAGGCCAGAACGCGTTGCGCGCCAGCATCAAAGAAGTCAGCGACGAACTTGCCAAAGCGCAGGACAAGGCCAAGTCACAGGGCGGGTTCGCCGGTATGGATGCGAAGAACATGGCCCGCATCGAAGAACTGAAGACGCAACTCACCGAACTGAAGGGTCGGTTCAAGGAAAACGTCCTCGCCCTATTCGAGCTGTCGAAGGGCGTCGAGGGCGCGACGGAATCCATGTCGGCACTCGCCGTGGCCTTGCAAACCGAGATCGACAAGACGCAGGAGAAGATCGCGTTCAATCGGACGCACATGGATCAGCTTGTCCAACTCGAAGCGCTCAAGGCCACGGAGAAGGCACAGAACGAGGCCGTAACGAACACGTACCTCCAACAGCTTGCGGCGATCAAAGCGCTGGCGTTTGCGAAGTGGGACATGGCGCGCGGCGGCGCCCCGAAGCCCGGCGTCTATGCCGAGCGTCCGGGTGCGCCGAGCACGGCCCCGATCGCCACGACGGGCTACGCCGGCAAAGTCACCTACACGCCGCAAGCCGGTTCGATGGAAGCGGCCGCCAAGAAGTTCGCGGACTGGCAGGTGGCCTACGACGCCGAGCAGAAGAAGAAGATGACGGCGTTCGCCATCGAGCAGGCCACCGAGGAAGCCGAGAAGAAGACGCGCATCGAGGAGAACCGGATGCGCATGTTGCAGGAAACCTTTTCGACGTTCATCGAGAACATGCTCACGAAGGGCTTGCGGAGCTTCGACGACTTCTGGAAGGCGATCCTCGCCGGCTTCACGCGGATGGTCGCGAACATGCTGGCGGCCGACCTCGCCGGTCGCCTCACGAAGGCCGTCGCCGGCGCCGCCATCACGACTACGGCCGCGACGGCCGGAGCGCAGAGCGCCGGCAGTGCCGCCGCCGGCGGTGGCCTCATCAAGGGCATCGGGACCGCCGTCATGGCGCACCCGTACATCGCCGCCGTCGCCGCGATCGGCATCGGGGCGGCCGCCCTCTGGAATCACAGCAAGAAGGCGAAGGAAGCCGCCGAGCGCATGCGCGCGGCACAGGAGGCGTTCGCCTTCACGCTCGATGAATACGTCCGGCGCGCCCGCGGCACGTACACCGATCTCGACGCCGCCCTCGCGCAGGCGAAGGCCAACTACGAGGCGATCCAGAAGCAGATCGGCGAGGTGTTCTCGGGCCGCAAGAACGAGACGGAGCGGTTCAAGGCCCGGCGCGCGGCGGACGAGGCGTATGCGATCGAGATTCAGCGCATCAAAGATCGCTATGACGCCGAGGGCAAGCTGAAGGCCGCGGCCGACGCGACCACGAAGTCGATGCTCAACATGGTGCAGGGCTACAAGTATCAGGCGACGATCTTCGCCGCCGCCGGCGCGCGTGCGTTCGGTGGCGGTGGCGTCCCCTCGACCCCGTATGTTCCCACGACGACCAGCGGTGGCGGTGGTGGTGGCGGCGGCGATCTCACGATTCAGGTGCAGATGGTCGACGGCACGGTCATCGGCAACGCGGTGCTCAAGGACTTCCGCGGACGGGCGCAACGCCAGTTCGGTGACACGTCACGGTGGGGAGAGATTCAATGAGGACGCTACTCGCAGGGGAGTTCGATCTGGCCGTCTCGGGTGACGTCGATGTCTACGTCAAGCTCGAAGTCCAGAACGGATCAGGCACGTGGATCGACGTCGGCGGCGCCCTCGGCACCGACTGGATCATCAACGCCCAGTGGAGCGAAGAACTCAATACGCCCGTCAGCAAGGCGACGTTTGCCCTCGTCCAGCAGATCGGCGCGGACTCCCTCGCGCCGCTCGTGGCGACCAGCGTCCTCAACGTCGACGACACGATGGCGTACGCGCCCCTCCTCGAGCTGGGGCGGCTCGTGCGCGCCTACGTCGCCACGATGGCGATCGGCGTGCCCCTCGACGTCTCGAAATACCGCCAGTTCTTTGCCGGACGCATCGACAATGTGACCTCCACCGACGCGCAGGATTTCCTCGGGCCGATCACGATCGAGTGCTCCGACCTCGGCGCATGGCTCATGGACTTGCAGATCGAGGTGGATGGCCGCGCCTACGGCACGATCCCCGGCACCGCCCTCGAGACGGTCATTCAGGCGGTCATCAACGACAATCTCCCCGCCGGCGATCCGCCGGTCACGCTCGTCAAGACCTCGACGTCCAACTTCGCCGTCACCGACTACACGCAGGAAGAAACGAAGGTCATGGAGGCGATCACCGATCTGGTGCTCAACTCCACGGGCGAGGACTTGCGCTATCGCTTCGACGCCTCACACGATCCGCAACTGACGTGGTTCAACCCTGACCGCTCGCGCGTCACGATCGACGCCACGCTCGATCTCGACGACTCC